TCGAATTTTGACTGCCTGGACTGTGAGGCTTTCGCTAGGATTCAGACTGCTGAGACAGTAGAAGAGATAAATCAGCTTCGCGATAAGCTGCTGCTAATACATGGAAGGAACGGATCCAACATGGAAAAGCCGCTCCCCAAATTCGTTCAGGAAGCGGCTCCTCTATATGAGTTTCATGAGTACTGCGTCAGACAGCGCCTACTTGAACTCGAGTAAGGATCGATGGGTCATCCTTCCAACCGTATGGGTATGTCATTTAAGTTTCCTTTTTCTGCCTCGAAGCTAATCGCCTCAAGTACACTGTATCGCATCCTGCCAGAGACACAATATGTTGTGTCTCGCAGCAAAATACGCCTGCTCGCTCACCGATTCCGGCTGCGATGACCATAAAGGTAAACGCGAAAGGTCTAGGAAGGTCAAGAGATGATCGGATAAATTGGTTTACAGGCCGTAAATTCATCGCTGGCTCGCTTCATTCAAACGCCTTATTGATAAACAATTGAAGCGACAACACTCCCATCATGAGTACTTCTGGGAACGTCCTCGAAAATCTGGAGAGCATTGTGAAGACCCAGATAGTTTCGCTGAAAGATCAGCCATTTCTTTGCATTGGACAGTCTATGATAATTTGACCGCGCCTAACTTAAGCGCGCCCGAGGCGCGATCTTGGGAGGACCGTTATTCTCTGCCGCCGATAGAAGGCTCTCTGAACCCCATGAAGTCCACCCCTGTCTCACGGCATTTTAGTTCCAACTGGAACAGGAGGTTCGCGGCTTCATGCGCGAGATGCAGAATGCCGCTTTCGGGGTCCCGCTCCTCGCCCAGATCGCGGGCCAAGCGATGGCGGCGGGCAGCTGCGTTGTAGCGCTCTACCTCGACACCCTGCCAGGAATGCGCTTCATATTTGAGAGCGCCGAAGTCCAGAACGCGGGTGATCGCTAGGAGAGCGCGGGGACATCCGGTCTCGAGGAGGAGCGGATTGGGTTTGCCAGCGTCGGCTTTGAAGGTTTGGGAATGAACGTCCACTGCGGATCTCCTGCTTGGGGGCTGTGGTGGATCATGCGCGCCACTCACCGGCACGCAGGGTGACAATAGCGCGCTTACCATTGCCATAAGTGAGGATCGCGGAATGTGACCAAGAGGACGGGCCGCGATTGTAGCCCATATCTAGGGAGGCAAAGAGGCCCGCTTGATAGCAGCCGTGACAGATAGCGGCCGAATGAGAATGGCCGATATTTGCCTTCTCGCCAGTGCGGGCGATGTTGGCGGCGGTGCCGCGCGCGCCGTTTGGGCCAAGGTCGCCGTGCTGGTCATGGCGGACCCCGGCAATTTCCAAGCGCTCATGGCGCGACAAAAACCGAATGCCCGGATCTAACCCGGCGCGCTCAAAAGCCCAGTCGGCGAGGTCAAAACCCGTGTCCTGGCGCTGGATGGCGGCCACCTTGGCAGCCGCAGCGGTTAGGAAGAAACCGGCGTTGATCGGGTCCCGCCGGAAATCCGCCGTTTCCACCCAGCGGTCCAGGTGTTCGTCATGGTTGGATTTAACCACATAGGTTTTTGCCCAGGGCCGCGTCATCCGGTTTAGGGTCGCGGCGGTGTCGTGGATTTCATCCTCCACGGAATCCGCCTTGTCATAAAGCGCCGCCACCAGGTCAAAGAACGTGTTGTGGTGTGATCGGGGGCCAAAATCCAGCACGTCATTTAGAACCTGATGGCGGGGGCGCAGGGTATCCACCATGCCGCCATCCCCCCAAACCGTTTTTGCCACCACCGGGTCCAGCTTTACCCCGTGAATATCGCCGGGGGTGAAAACTTCCAGCCGGTGGCCGGTTGTCACCTGGCCGCCATCCACGCGCAGATCCAGGTCATAGATTTCGCCTGTGTCGGTTGCGTTGATCTGGCGGGCAAACCAGATACCCTGGGTTGTGATCTCCACCAGAAGGGCGCCGAATGCGTGGTGGAATTCCGCCTTTAGCCCGGCCTTGCGCTTGATGTAGTTTTTCAGGGTCACGGCGCCGGTTGTGTAGTTGAATTTGGCCTCTGTTCCCGGCGCGGTGGCGATGGATTTCAAAGCGATTTGCGGGTGAGGAAAGACACAGGACGCGGTGCCGGTGAAACTGTCCAGCCCGGACAGCGGCGTGACGGCTGTTGGCAGAATATTCATGTCACCTGCCCAGATCAGGCCGGGGCAGATCTCCACGCGCTCATCGGCCAGATAAGGCTCAACCTCTGGCGCGTACCATAGTTCAGTTTCGGCCGCGCGGTTGACCTTTTCCTGTGCCACCTGTGCCTCGCTGTGATTGTATCGGATGCGGGCCACCATGATTTTGGCGCTGTAGTGATCGGCAAGGGCACGCAGATTACCCCAGAACCCGGCGTGAATGCCGGTGTTGCTTTGGGCAGAGGTCAGCAGATAGCGGCGCACCTTTCCGCCAGTCTCAAGGCGCCGGGCGGCGGTGGCCTTGATCTCGCCATGGGCTGAAATCCCCCAGGCATCCGCCTTGCGTAACCGGCGCTTGATTTTGGAACGTGTCACGCCAAGGGCGCGGGCCGTGGCAGAGACATTGCCGCCATTCTGGGCCAGGGCCTGGACCACCAGCCGCGCTTCGGCTGGGGTGATCTCGGCCGGGCGGTGTGAAAGATCGCTCAAGTGTCGCTCCCCTTGTTCCGCTTGCGTTGCCAGATCGGGGCCAAGGCCCAGGTGAGAAACCGCACCAGCAACACGAAGGAAGACGCCAAAGCCAGCGCATCGGGGGCCGTCAAGAAGACGTCCCGGCCGTTCCAGGTGAAGGTCCAAAGAGGGGCGAGGAAGAAGCGGACCGCGTGGCCGTCACCGCCGCCGCTCATCAAGGGGGCCGTGGCCATTGGCGCCACGGTGGCCGATGCCAGAACCATGTCAATTTTGGGAAATCCTGCCTTCATTGCCTCACCTATGATCAGAAGTCCAAACGCGGCCATGATTGCCGCAAGCGCTAGTCCAGCCATGGGCCGCTCCTCAGAATGTTGCCTCAACTGAAAGGGTCACGGTGGCGCGGCCCATCCGGTTGCGTTTCTGCGCCATTTCCACATCAAGGGTTGCCCCGGTGATCAGGTCAGACAGGGCGCGCAAAGTCGTATCCGCGCGCAGGGCATCGCGAATGACTTCCCCGGCGGCGGTGGTAATCGTGCGACCGTCTTCATCCCGATCAAACTGCGCGAAATACTCCACCTCTATGGTGATTTGGACCTCCTCAAGATCCGACCCCATGGCGTCCTGGACCGCGCCGTCACGGGTGACGGTGACCAAAAAGGCGGGGAGATTGTCAGGCATAATATCGGCCGGATTGTGTGACCAGTCTTTGGCATTGGGAACAGCAAGGGCAACGGCAGCCTGGGCCGCCGCTTGAAACGCGGATTCACTCATGTTGGAATTTCCTTATTCGGGGGCAGCGCCCGGTTCGATGATCAGGACCGACAGGCCAACGGTGCCCCCGGTGAAGGCGGTGGCGTCATCTTGAGCGGTGACTAGAAGGTCTGTGTCTGCATAGGTGGCAAAGGGGCCAACCACCCCAATATTTGAGGAGGGGGCATCACGCCAAATAAAGCTGCCAAACTTGGACAGCTCGCCAGAAATGCCAACTTTGATTTGGTCCGGGCCGGTCACATTGGTTGCAATCCAGGTGGTGACCCCCAGCACAATCACGCGCGCCGGGATGGCGGCCGCCACGGTGGCTTGGGTTCCGCCGCCAGATAGATCCACCTCAAAGTCAATGCAGCGCAGGCCCAGGGTTCCGCCAAAGGCGCCGATAGTCTGGCCCGGCACCCAGCCGCGCGACCCGGCATTGATACGATAGCGGCCCTCATCAAGCACCAAAACGCGATGCCCAAAGCTGGCGAGGATTTCCACCCATTCGCCACCGGAATAGACCGCCATTTCCCCCACCGTGACAGATCCAAAGACCCCGCCGGTTGGTACAATATAGGCCTCGCCCTCGGCTGGTGATCCTGGCGCGGTGGTTGTGCTGGCAGAGACCACCACGCCGGGCAATAGCGCGTCTATCAGGGTCAGGGATTCATTATGGGTGACGTGTTTCTGGGCCTGCCCCGATTGCAAATAGGGCAAGCTGAATTTGGGAGTCGCCATGACAGGCTCCAATTCAAAAGTGAGGGAATGAAAGCCCCGCGCACCTTGGGGCGCGAGGGTCAGAAGGTCAGAACAAGACGGGCGGGGATGCCCGGCCCATAGGTTTCCGAAACCTGAGAGACCCGGATTTCTTGAGGGCCAGACAGGGCGGAGACGTCCAGTCCTGTGAGGCTGGTGGCATCGTCAACCGTTTCGGTGATCAGCGGTGCCGCCTTCGGCCCAATCTCCACCCGGTAGCGCTCGAAAGCCTCCCCCAGGGGCACGTCTTCGCCATCGGTCCAGGCGTCACCCTCAATTCGGCTGCGGCGTATCCAGGACAGGGACAGCAACCCGCCAGAGAGCGCAGCCTTGAGGTGGCTAGGGGAATACGGGCGACGGCCAACACCCTGGAAGGCATGAGGCTGGCCCGTAACCTCGGCATGGTCTTTTCCGGTGGGCAATGCCCGCCAGTAAAGTAGCCGGCCGATTTCCTCGGCCTGCATTTCAACCGGGATGACGGCGCTATCCAGCAAGACCACGCGGGCGCCCGGCTCAAGATCCGCGCCAGATCTGGCCCAGCCGGTGCCAAGCTGACCGCGCAAGAACACAGACAGGCGCCAGGTGTCCGAGGCGATCAGCTCAGCATTGCGGAATTGCAGCACTTCCCAATTGTTCGGGGAATGCTCCACCGCCATGGCATTGGCTCCGGCCAAAACGTCCTCTTTGGATCTACTCACCAAAGACCCGGCATAAAGCTGGATCTCCAAGGTTTCCGGTGACCAGGTGTCCGGCACCCCCGGCGGAAAAGCTGTCACCGTCTCGCCTGCGGTGGCCGCAAGGCCGGTGCGCAGGTTGAGGCTATAGCCGGTCTCTAGGCTTGGCGAGCGGTACAGGTCCACGCCACCGGGCCAGGGTTTGGCATGGAAGGCGGCGAGGCCCTGGTGATCCGCCATTGTGAGGCCCGGCAGGATGGGCAGATCCAGCAGGTAAGGCAGCGCGGTTTCAGATGGCGGGGTCACATGGGCCAGCCCCGGACGGATCGGACCGCCCACCGAGGACAGCGCCGTGCCGGTGTAGAGATAGGCGCTCACCGTGCGGGCCGTGCCCTGCACAATTTCATCGGCAATGAAACGCAGCTTTGCGCCGGATTTTTGGGTGAAGCCAAAGACGTCACCAGGTTTGAGCTGTGAGGATGGCGGCAAGGTGAGTTTGATTTTCTCGCGCTCATCGCCCGCCCGGTGCAGCATGGTTTGCGCTGTGGCCGTCATCCGTTCCAGATCCGAGACCAGCGCCAGTTCCGCCGATGCCTCGGCCTGTCCTGGCTTTTCCCGAATGGTGGCACGGGCCGCCCCGGCCTCATAGTCCAACTCTGTGTCGGAATAGGTAAGCACCGAATGCGCCCATGGGTTGATGATCAGGCTTTCCGTTTTTGATGACCGCGCCGGGCCAACAAAGACCACCGATTCAAAACGGCGCGACATTGTGGCGTCCTGTGGCTCCACCATGTAGGGCGCCACCGCATTGTCCCAGAATGTCCAATGACCGCCCGCGTTCACCTTGCGCCGGGTGGCGGCTTCGGAAACTGAGATTCTAGACGGCGGAGAAAGTGCAGGAAGGGCCGCCCGCAGCGCATCCGACACCGGCCGAAAGCCAGGAAGGGGCGCGCCCTCCCGGTATTCGGGGGCATCGTTTTGCAGCATGGGGCACCTGGGGTTTAGAATTCAAAGGCGCGGAACACATGCACCTCGGCCGTTGTGCCGGTGGCGTGAACCCGTGTCACACCGCAGGGGATCATTTGCCCTGCGACCACTGGAATGGTGCGGGGTGCATCGCCCATGGGGGTTTCAAAAACCACTGTTCCAGAACTGCCAGCATAGAGCGCAATCCCGATAAACGGCAGGTCCACCGCGTCATCCGGGACCACCGGAACCAGATCACCAGAGGGGCCATGGACTGGAACCACGCGGGATTTGAAGGGGTCTTTCATGTTGCATCCTTTCAGGGTTGGTCTTTGGAAAGCAGATCCTCCACCGCGCCACGGGCACCATGCAGAACATCGTCAAGAATTTCCTGGATGACCTCCACCGCAGCCGGGGGCAGGTTCAATTCGCGGGCCAATCGGTCCGGCGCCGCGTCCAGCCCGTCGCGGATGGCCACAAAGGACTTTTCAAAAACCTCGGCCACATCGCTGGCGCGCAGGAAGTCCCGGCGCGCGGCGGCTGCGAGTATCCATTCCTTTTCCACTTTCAGGGCTTGCTCTTGTTCCTTGGGCGAAAGGGCGGCCCGGCCAAGATCCTGGATAGATCCACCTAGCAATTCCATGCGCAGTTGCGCGGTGGCATCCTCGGCATGTTGACGGGTGGCGGCGTCCTGGGCATCGCGCGCCATGCGCCAGGCATAGGCCA